AAGAACTCAAGAAAACGGATGGTGCGCGTAAATCAAAAATAACGGGTATACCCAAACTCGATGATGCGAATAAAGCTGGTACACAACAATCCGGTAAGTGTACTCTTATTGTTACTGAAGGTGATTCTGCAAAAACACTGGCAATTGCTGGTTTATCTGTCGTTGGTCGAGATCATTACGGTGTTTTCCCTCTTCGTGGTAAGTGTAAAAACGTCAGAGATGCTAGTGTAAAACAACTCACCGAAAATAAAGAGTTTAACGATCTCAAAAAGATTTTAGGTCTTCAACAGGGTAAAGTGTACACGTCTCTTTCCGAACTCAGGTATGGTAAACTTATGATCATGACAGATGCAGATAACGACGGAAGTCATATCAAGGGTCTCATTCTTAACATGATACATTATTTTTGGCCAAGTTTACTCAAACTAAACTTTGTTGTGAGTATGGTTACACCAATCATAAAAGCAACGAAAGGTTCGGAAACTAAATCGTTTTATACCGATTCTACGTTCAGGCACTGGTACGGTAACGGTAAACAGGGATGGAAAATTAAGTACTACAAGGGTCTCGGTACATCAACGTCTGCAGAAGCACGCGACTATTTTAAAAAAATAAAAGAACTCACTGTTCAATTCGACACGGATGAAACTATGGACGACTCTATTATTCTCGCGTTTGATAAATCGAAATCGGATTCGAGGAAAACATGGCTACTCGAAAGTACGGAAAAGAAACCTTCGGAATTGGAAATACCATACGGAAACGTTGAAAGGCTCGGTATATCCGACTTCATTCACAAAGATCTCGTTAATTTCAGTCTCGCAGATTTAAGAAGATCTATTGCACACGTCTCCGATGGTTTAAAACCGTCACAAAGAAAAGTTTTATACGCGTGTTTTACTAAAAATCTTACGTCCGAAATGAAAGTCGCGCAGTTAGCGGCATACGTTTCGGAAAAGACATCGTACCATCACGGTGAAGTCTCTTTGGCCGATACGATTGTAAAACTTGCACATAATTTTATGGGTTCGAATAACATAAATTTACTCGAACCGTGTGGTCAGTTTGGTACGAGACTCATGGGTGGTAAAGATGCGAGTCAAACGAGGTATATTTTTACAAAACTTACGAAAAGTGCACGACAACTTTTTGACCCAAAAGATGACCCCATTTTACAGTATTTGGACGACGACGGTAAACAAATCGAACCCGACTATTACGTCCCTATTTTACCAACGGTTTTGGTAAATGGTACAGAAGGTATAGGAACTGGGTTTAGTTCGTATATACCACCGTTTAATCCATATGATATACAGAAAAATATAGAAAGAATTATCGCCGGAGAAACGATTATTCCTATGAAACCATGGTTTAATAAATTCAATGGGCGTGTGTTTAGTAACGAAGACGGTGTATGGGTTACGGAAGGTGTTTGGTCTCAATCGGGTAACACACTAAAAGTCACAGAACTTCCGCCAGGACGTTGGACGCAGGAATACAAAGAGTATCTCGATACACTCGTCGAGAAAAAGAAGATATCGAACTATGTAAATAATAGTACCACTGAAAATGTCGATTTTAGTATATCTGGATATACAGGTAATGATATTATAAAAGATTTCAAACTCCAAAAAACCTTCCACGTCACAAACATGCATTTATTTCACCCGACCAAAGGTATTCATAAATACGAAAGTCCAGAAGAAATACTTACAGACTTCTTTGAAATAAGAACAAAGACATACAAGAAAAGAAAAACACACCTTATCAACGTGTTAAAAGAAAAAATGAAAAAATTGGAAAATACATCAAGATTTGTAGATATGGTCATACACGAAAAACTTACCGTTTTTAAACGAAAACGTTCAGATCTCGAACACGAAATGGAAAAACTTTTTGATAAGATTGATAATTCATACGATTACCTTCTGAACATAAAAACGTACCAATATACACACGAAGCTGTACAAAATCTCAGGGAAGAAACGTCAAAAACAAAAAACGAACTCGATGTTTTACAAAATACCACACACATTGACATGTGGAAAAGGGATTTAAAAATATATAAACAATAAGTAGTAGTATGTGTGATACATCCGGACCAGATACGGGTGCTATAGTATCACTCAACGCAATTGGTAAACAGGATACATACCTTTTGGAAACCGATCCTAATCATTCGTTCTTTAAGTACGATCCAAAAAGACACTCAAATTTCACCAAGTTTCACAAAAATTTAAACGTGAATAAACCGAGTACATCATCGGCGACTTGGCCATTCGGTGAAACGGTTAAAGTTACACTTAATCCGAGAAACATGGGCGATCTTTTATCAAATATGTATGTTTCGTTTGAATTACCCGCTCTAACAGGTACAGACAGTTATTACGCGGATCAAATTGGTAGACACATTCTCAAATCTGTAACCATGCGTGTCGATGAAATTGTTGTTGAAAAGTTTCACGGAGATTGGGGTATAATATACGACGAATTGTATTTAGACGAATCTGAAAAAAGAACAAAAAGATATACAGTAAACAGAAATAATGCTGAAGATACATCTTTGTTACCAGGTAATCAAATTTTAGCCCAGAACAAGTCACGCGTTTTCATACCCATACCTTTACTCTTTTCACGCAAATACGAGAGTGACGAATACGAAACAAATACACCAAACCGTCCTTATTTTCCAACGTGTGCTATACACAAACAAAAACTTCAGTTTGAATTCGAGTTTCATAAACAATCGTTTTTTACAAACGAAACGGATTCAGTTTACCTACCAGAATTTGATATAATAACAGAAGAAATAACAATTGATCCATCTGAACGTATTCACATGACAAATAAAAGACACGTTTTAGTAACTGATATAGTTAAAAAACACCCCACATTAGATATATTAGCTGGAACTCGAAACGCAAAATTAGAACTCGTACCAAAAATACCCGTTAAAACACTGAATTGGTTTCTTAGACAAAAAACATTTGAAAACGAAGAAACATACGAAGGTGGTACGACTTTAACGGCAAACGTTTTCGCAAACAGGTACAATTTTTCATCGAGTTCAGAGTATTCCATAACAAATGAATTTTATAACGCACCCATGGTAAAAGCTAAAATATTCATAAACGGCCAAGATTTACCAAACATACAAGATAGCGATCACAAATATTTCAAGTATGTGGTACCATTTACGAGTCGACTATCGAGACCTTTTAGAAGTATATATACGTACGCATTCTCGATGAATCCGATTAATGTGGAACCATCGGGAATGTTAGATTTTAGTCAGATACAATCTAACAGGACAGTTTTAGAAGTCACCATGAAGGAAGGACTTACAACCGACTATACTTTACACTTATATTACGTAGGATACCAAACATTTGTTTTTGAAAATGGTATCATGTCACTTGTTTAGAAAATAAAGTGGTTTTGTTTTCACGAATATACTCGATTATATTATTTTTTATACACCATCTTATGAAATTCAACTGCGCCACTGTTGTGTGTATTTCATCAGATGTTCCCGGAACGGTATACGTCATCTTAGACGAACGACAAAACGGATCGAATAATTTTTTACTGTACCCATCTAAACTCGATTTATACGCACAGTGTACACTAAAAATTTTACCGTCCTTTGTTGTATACGTTAAATTGTTTTTCTTTGAATAATTCGTTATGAACCATTCGAGATTACGTAAGGAAATACCACCCGTTTTATTCAAAATTTCTAAAAGCGTAGCTCTATTCTCGGGTATGTTATAAAAAGTATCAATCGATGTTAGTAGAATAGCCGATTTATTCATTATTACATAATACCACGCAAATCTTTAAAGCCCTTTTTTGAAGTTTCGCATGCCGGGCACCCCGGTTTATATATACATTCGAGAAATGTGTGACTGTGTTTAATACTTTCGTTATTTAACATGGTCATCTCTATTGGTTCTTTACCCGGTTTTTGATCCATGTGATTATTACACATACCGTTTAATTTTGCTTTTCCGGTACACGGACTACCATCTTTCTTATACCCTTTACAAAATTTCCCTGAATTTGGTAAGTATTTACACAATTGTTTTAGATTAATATGGTAAACGTCAGATATTATCTTAGCAAATTCTATCTGATTCAGATATTTTATTTCGTCCATATCCAAACGTTTATCTAAAACTTTTTGTACGGCCATACATAATTCATCGTTAAGTGTAGGCTTTCGTCTTGACATCTTACATATCAATGGTGACTATTTTTTAAGTGATTTGAATATATCGCTAATCTTTTTCTGTCCCTCATCTTCTACCTTCTTCTTCGGTCTCCGTTTTGGTTTAACACGCGTTAAGAGTTCACCAAATATTTCCTCTTTTGGATCTTCGAAAAGTGGTTCAATTAAATCACACACAGGGTTCAAAAACTTGTTTATAAAATAATAATTATAATCCACTTTTAAATTGTGTTCTTTTGCGTATTTGGGATCTTCAGCTTTTTCGTACGCTTTTGCCTTTGGATCACCCGTATCGAGAAGAATGTACGGTACACGATCAC